CGGCATACGAGATATTGGCGTGACTGGAGTTCAGACGTGTGCTCTTCCGATCTGCCTGTGAATGTATTAGTCACGCTTAAACCAAGGGAAAATTTTTGGTCTGCCGGGGATGACAGCGGAATTGTCATTTTTGATACTGGGAAAATTGCGTCAAGGCTGTGAGGTTCTGACACAACCCTGATTTCGTCTAAAAGCTTAATGTTGTCCGTGTCCTCAAGTCCTGCATTTTTAAGGTCAATCGCTGTCACGTCAAGCGACAAATTTTCCACAAGTGCAGACTGTAAAAATATTTCGCCTTTTGTTTTAAGATTGACTGCCTGTGTTACATCATCCCATACCTCAGTGCGTACGATGTAGCCAAAGCGGTCAATTAAAGGCTGATAAATGAGCGTGTCAGAGCCGTCGTTAACGCTTTTAATAGTCAACCTCTCTTCGCTGTCCTCAAGCTTTGCGCCCAAGGGAATGAGAGCTGAAAAAACGTCACTGAGGTCATTTTCCGACACAAAGTCTAAAAGGTTTTTACCAAATCTGACTTCCTGCTGACATCTTCGGGGATAGTCGGCGAGGTAATCTATGTACCTTTTGCCGTCCTCGTATCTTACACGAATGTGACCACCTAAAGGCTTTAATAAATCCTCTTGTACGGTCTTTAAAGTGCTGTCGTAATCAGTGTATCTGTAAAGACTGTCATTAGGGTCTGTGACTGTCACCATGCCTATCTCAAAGGCTTTGTCTGGCATTTGCGTGTTGTGCACCTCTATAAGGTGTGAAAAATATTGAAGCACAGAAGCATTGTGAAATTCTTCCGGGCGCTGGTAGCTGTCCATTAAGTAATTTAGCTCGCCCTCGCAAAAGATTTCACGATTTTTATAAAAATCTTTGCTGTCGGTGATTGCACGTCCGCAAAAAATGACCTCATCACCTTTTTTGACGGTGATTGTGCCTTTACGGATAATTAAAGAGCTATAAGCTGGGTGCATTGGGGGGATTGTGAAAGTAAATCCCCCCGCTGAGTTGTCCTCAAGGTCTATAGTGCCGTCAATAAGACTAAGCCCTTGAGAGAGGTCGTGTATAATGACGTCGTCATAGTAAACCTTATACATTACAAAAAGCCCTCTCTCCAATCGACGGAAATATTAAATCCGCCCTTGCTTTCAGCTCTATTAACACCGGGCTTTAAAAGCTGCGTAAAATGTGTTTTGCCCGGCTCACATCTCACAAAAGCTGCACCATTAAAAGACAGTTCACAGGCTGTTTTGCTGCTGTTAATGACATCAAATTCGCAAGGCTCTTCACTCGCTACAGTAAATTCAACGTCACCCTGAAACGCAGATACAAAAGCTTCGCCCGAGTTTCCAATATAGCCTGTAAAAAATGAAAATGTATCCCATTCCCAAGGTTCATTCGATGTCTGTACAGCTCTTTTATAGGGGTATGCGTCAATAGAAACCGTATACTCCATTATGCCGTCGCCATAGCTGTATCCGTCTACGCTTGCCCTGCCTGTCCAGTAGTAGCCTTTGTCATTCGCAAAAATGATTTTATTGAATTTTTTACCATGCAGTAAATTGCAAAGTCTGCTAAACCTTTGATACATTGCCCTTACCGGCTGAGGGTCAAAAAATGTGATTTTAATTGTGCGGTTTTGGAAAGTCGGATATCCGGTCAACACTTCTGTGTAGTCGTAATTGCCGTTCATGCCAGGCACTTCGGTGTTTTCCGTCTTTACTGTAGGCGGCGAAAAATCCACGCTTTTTAAATAAATCCCGAGGTCTACAGTGGATATATCATCAAAAAACACCGCACGGCTCTGCAAATTTTTCATTGTTGTATCAGACACTTAATCGCCCCTTTCTTTTGTAAATTGTACCCAGTGCCTTGTCTATTTCGCCTATAAGCTGCCCTACAAGCGTTTTTCCGTCAAGGTAAATATCTTTGTCGCCCTTTTCGTCAATGCTCGTCAGGCGTAAAACAATCGTTAATAATAAGGCTTTTATTTCCTCTAAGTCGTTTTTGGCTTGTTCTGCGCTGTCGCTTAATGCGTCCGCTACACGCTGGAATATATCTGTGTCAACATTTCCGCTTGTAAGCTCTGCAAGCTTCTGGGCGGTTCTGTTTATCCATCCTGTGTTATTTTCAAGAGGTACGACAGCTTCCGTTCCCTCTTCACCGATAAGAGCTGTTGTAGGCTCATCTACCACGCCGCCCTCTGCAAGGCGAGGCAATGTGACGTTAGGTATCTGTGGGATAGCCGGTAAGCCTGTCCACGTCCATATGTTCGACAGTTTTCCTGTGATGCCGTTTATCACGGCTATAATCGCATTTATCACAGCCTCAAAAAAACCCGGGATGAGATTTATCACAGCCTTAAAGGTGTTTACTACTCCCTGCCAAGCCTGCTCCCAATTTCCTGTGAAAACGCCTGTAATAAAGTCGATTACGCCGCCGAATATATCCAGTAGCCCCTCAATAATAGGCACAATAGCGTCTATTGCTCCGCCTAATACTGTGGTGAATACATCAGCAAGGGTCTGTATTATAGGGATAAGCATGGTGGTTACAGTGGTGATAAGCTCGCCCACCTTGGAGAGTATAGGCTGTAGCTTCTCCGCTACTTGCTGAAATACGCCTGCTATTTGCGTAAATGCTTCGCTCAATATTCCTGCCACAATCTCAGCTATAGCCTGAATAAGCGGTACAAGAGGCTGAATTACGCTTGTAAAAAGCATTGTTATTATATCCACTACAGGCTGTAGCACAGGCAAAAATGCAGTGATAATCTCCGTGAGTGCTGGCATTATTGCGGAGATAAGCTCTTGCAAAATAGGCATTACGGTTGTTACAAGCTGTTCAAACAGCGGCAAGAGCGTTTCTGCTACTTGCTGAAAGATAGGTGCAAGTTGTGTGAAAGTTTCCAAAAGTACAGGCATTATCGCCGTTACGATGTTCATAAGCGGCGGAACAATCGTCTGAATAAATGAGCCTATGCCCTCAGCTACATTGCTCACAAATTCGTCGATAGCGGGCCCGTTTTCGTCGAGAAAAGCTGTCACATTGTCTGTAAATCCGCCCAGTACATCTGTAAGGTTTTGCAGAATAGGGATTACAGCCTGTAAAAGAGGGCTACCCAAAGCAGCTGTAAATTGCTTCCATTCGCTTTTTAGGTTGCCCATGACGTTTTCCAGTCCGTCACTCTCTCGGCTTGCTTGTCCCATTGCGCCGGACATCTCATAGGTCTGTTCAGCTATGTCAAGCATTAAAGATTGTTTCTGCGCTTCGGTAAGGTCGGAAAAATTTTTTCCGTATTTACCCATTGCCGCCTCATTTCGCTGTAATTCGTTTGTAAATACACCGATAGCGTCGCCATTTTCAAAATTACCCTTAGCAAGTCCGAGAACACGCTCGGAGGCTTCCTCAAGCGAAATGTCATAATAAGCGGCGGCGTCGGCGGCAATGTTCAAAAATCGCTCTGTATCTGCGAGGGCGGTGTTTGCGTCCGCTCCTGCACCTTTAAACATTGAAAACGCTTTCGTTCCCTCGACTTGCAGTCGCTCTGATACAATGCCTGTTGTTTCAGAAACACGTCCAAAAGCCTCTTCCGCCGCTCCCTGCATGTCTTTAAAAGTCGCCTCGAATTGAGCGTTTTGTGCCTGCACAGTAGCCGCAGTATTTACAAGTTGCGTTCCGAAATCAACGATTTTATCAACTGCAAAAGCTACAGCCACCGCACCTGCAATCTTTTTTAATGCTGACGGTATTCTGCTTCCACTGCTTTCGGCTTTGTCGCTGGCTTTGTCTATTTCGTCTCCAAAATCGCCTACTTGCTTTTTACTGCTCTTCGCCTCGTCGCCTAAGTCATCAACGCCTTTTTCGGCTTTATCCAAAGCATTTTCAAAATCTTTGCTGGCTTTTTCTGCCTCTTCAAAAGCTCTGTCCAAGGCGTCAGACGTGCTTCCGGCGGTCTTATCTATGCTCTGTAGGTCACTTTTCGCACCGTCAATATCGACGGTGACTTTGCCTAATAATTCAAAAATATCTACTGCCATTAGCTACCTCCTATCTCGCCGCACTCTTGCCATATCTGCATAGCAAGGTGCATTGCTTGTGTCTTTGTCATAGGAGGTGTGAGGACTTTTCTCTTAAAGTCTGTAAAGCTTTCTTTTACCATTTTATGGCAATAAATATCCCACAGCATACGGTCTAATTCCTCGGACCGTACATCGTCAACAATGTGCTTGAATTGTCTCGACTTTATGTAAGAGTTAATTAAGCCTCTGGGGTCGCTGTAGAGCTTGTAGAGGACTGGGAAAAAGGCTCTGAGCCCTGTTCTGCCGTCTCGGTCATACCGAATAATCCGGCAACAACCTTGAAAAAATCAGCGAAATCCTCGCTTTTAAATACGGTCTGACAAATACGGATAAAATCAGCCGCTTTGATGTTTGCTGTGTCCTCTTCGGTTTCAATCATGCTGAGGATAAAAGCTTTGAAGTCTGCGTACATATCCGGCACGCTGGACAAAAGAGCAGGCAGACTACCTACAACCGCCAAAAAACGCTTATAATCTTTGTCGTCGCTTTTTGTGTCTGCGGCTGTTGCGATTCTAAGCACAATGTCTTTTACATTTGCTTTGCTAAGGATTGCGCAAAGCTGAGGGATATGTTCATCTGTAAGCGGTTTTACTTTAAATTCAATCATATTTTTCCTCCTGTACCTTATGCGGCGGCTGGTGTTTTCATGTAAATTTTATACGGCAATTTCTCTGGGTCAGTGACTTCGCCTGTGCAGGTGTATGTTACCGTCACAACTGCGCCCTCTTTCATTTTGGTCTCCATCTCAATTCCTGCGCCGCCTCTGGCATTAGGCAGAATAATGATGATAGGGTCGCCGCCCTCTGTCTTTCCGACAAAAGAAATGTTTTCGCTGTAGTGGTCTTCTGTCATGCTTGCGCTTGAGGTTATCTCCGTAAATCCTGTGACCTCTTCGCTTTTTTTTGATGTCATTATTCCAGCGTCAACAAACATCTGTGTTGTCAACTCAATCATGTTAACTTCAAGTGCGGCGGTCTCGCCCTTTTTAAAAGCAAAGCCCTTGCACTCTACCAAAAGTCCGTCAATCTCAGGTACAACGATTTCAGGTGTGAATGTTATTTTGTTACCACCGCTGGTTGCGCCTATGACTGTTTCTTTAAAATTCCAGCCGCTTCCTGATACGTATTTCAATCCACGATGTATTGTACCGGCACTCAGTAAAATGCTTTTAGGCGTGTTTTCTGTTGCGCCGGTAATAAGTGGTGTTTGCTGTCCAGCCATTTTTAAACCTCCCAAATTTTAATTTTTAAATCAAGTTCAATGTGTTTAAGCTCGATGTCGTCTGTTTCAATCGGATTGACCGAGCCTATAAAAACTTTCGCCGTTCCTCGGTCAGTGGCGAATGTCTCACCAAAGCGGAAACGGCGGAATATTTTGTTTATGTCGTTTTCAAGGTCACTCATACTGCCTCGGTTAAATCCCGAGAGCGTAAAAGCGACATCCAGTGCTCCGTCCTCAGTCTCAGGCTCAGTGGGATAAGCGTTTCCAATCCAGTAAGGATATTTGACCTCTTTACTGTTCCAACGATTGTAGGCGTAATTTAAGCCCATTTCCATGAGGGTGTCTGCAAGTGCTTTTTTGTAGGTCATATGTTTTTTAACCTCTTTTTGATGATGTTCTTTGCGGCGGACTTTTTCGCATTATAAGCAAGTGTCAAGGCTCTTTTAGGCTTTTTACCTTTTGTGAAATAAAATTTCTGCCTGCCCTCATCAAAGTACACCCAGCCGCCTTTTCTGCCGTCGCCTGCGAGAGCATATTCACCTGTTCCAAATTCTTCCCATATAGCATTTTGTTCAGAATTTCCTGCTATTGCGGTAGTGCCGTCTGAAACTGTAGCCCATGCACCTTTTGTCTTTCCGGTTACAGACTTTGTGTTTCTTTGGGCTTGATTTTCAATAGTCTTAGCGGCTTCAAAAGCGGCGTTTTGTGCGGCTTGCTCAATGCGGCTGAGGACGTTTCCTAAGTTGCTTTTATAGCTCATTGTCGCCCTCTGTATTTGAGATATAGCTCATAATGATATTTAAGCTCCATAGGGCAATCCACAAATAACACGTCATAAATCTGACCTTTGATAATCATTCGCAGATTTTCTGCTGGGATATCGCCCTGATAATCAAATAGAAAAACGTGTGTACTGTCTGCAACTTTCGCCGCAAAGTCTGTGTATTTTGTAGACTGCCCTGTCATATCCAAAAAGCCTGTCGGTGTCGCTATTGTCTGCCACTGTGTGACCTGCTCGCCTATATCGTTTAATCCGCCGTCAATTTTGGTTTGTAGCTCTGCTGTGATGTTTCCGCCTAATCGCTTCATGTTATATAACCCTCCTGTAAGGCTGTAGGAAGCCTACGATGTTTGAGGGATATCCAAGTCCGCCAACGTTTGTTGTGCTCTCGTATGACACGCTGTGGCGGCTTATGGTTTCTGAGGCTATTCCGGCATTAGGTCGGATATCTATGTCGTATCTGAGCATTGAAATAGCACCCTCTGTCACGCTGGGCGGATAGATAGTCAGAAAAGCCACGTTGTCAGCGTCCCTCAGCCTTTTATCCAGCGTTATTTTTTCGCCGTCTATGCTGTCAACGACGTAAACGCCTGCATTTATTCCATAAGCGATTGTCACGCTGTCGCCTATAGCAAAAAGCCCGGGAGCGGCAATTAAGTTGCCACCCTCGGACTTTGCTTCAATTTTGGCTTCCTGAATTATAAAAGGGTTATTTGTGTAAGCTCTGACAGCCTCTTCGATTGCCCTTATTTTTCTCCTGAGCATAGCCTCAGGAATGTCGCAAAAAGGTTGCTCGAGCTTCAACTCATCAATGTCGATAAACATCAAGCGGCCGCCTTTTTGAATTTAGCAAGCACAAGCTTCGACTGGTTAGACACAGCGGCGGCGTAATGAACGCTTCCCACGATGTCTGTAAGACCCTTTGAAATTACTCTATCTGTCTCAATCATTACATTACGCTTGAGATAAAGAGTAAGAGCCGGAATAGCTGTGTCTGTAACCTCTGGTGGGTCAATCTGAATGATAGGGCACTGATAAAAAGTTGAACCGCTACCAAGAGCCGCCTTGAGAGTGGGCACTACACGACAGTTAGCTATCATACCGATTTCGCCAGTCATAAGAACATCGTTGCCATATTTTGTTTTGTCAATAAAGTTAGGGTCGAGCCTCAGTTGTGTAAGCTGTGCCGGATGAATAAATATCACCTTGTTTACATTGCCCTCCTCCTGAAATTTGTCAACAGCGTTTACTATAGCCTCATAAGATATAATTGCGCTTGAACCGTCGTATACATTTGACGCCTTAAACATCTCGGTGAAAAAGTCGCTGTCCATTTTTGCCTGCAACGACATACCAATCTGCTCAGAAGCATTTCCGAGTGGGTCACCATATCCACAAAGCAAAATCTCGTCAGTGAGAGAAATTCTCTTTACCGCCTTTTTAACCTTTGTTTTTGTTGTGGTTGCAGACATTACAGTTGCTTCCGCTTCTTCACCCTCTGCTACCTCTGCGGCGTCGCCGATGTACACCCACTGAGGAACCGTGATTTCGTCGCCCGGCACGCCCTCAAGTGTATCGTCTGTTCTTACATAAGGCATTGCGGCAATCTTCTTGTTGAGAACCGCCTTTACCATGTCCGCCATTACCTCGGGTATAATGACGTTAGTTTTCTTTGTCTCTTTAGCCATCGTTATTGTTACCTCCTGATAAAGTTTTGTATGTTTCTGGGTCGCTCTGGTAAAGCTCCGCCTTGTCCTTGTAGCTCATCTTATTAAAATCCGCCTTAGTAAGTCCGCCACTCGGTTGACCCTCTGGGAGCTTCTGTTCCTTAATTTCTTTGCCTTTTGAAAACTGAGTAGGATTTTCAGATTTGAGAGCCGTCACAAGCTCGGCGGCATTTGCAAGTTTGCCGTCATCTCCGACGCTGTATTTTTCTGACATTTTGGCTTTGTACATAAGATAGTCCACATCAAGCGGATTTTCCTTTGAGAGCAGTTCTCTGAGCTGTCCCTCTGCTGTAAGTTCTTTTATTTTCTGTTGAAGCTTTGCTATAGTGTCGTTTGCAGTTGCAAGCTCTCCGGACTTGTCAGCGTTCTTGAGTGTGTCATAATCACCTTTAAGCTTTTTGTATCTGATATCAATGTTTTCCTCGGCTGATGTGTAGATTTTATTAGCTTTCATTTCGCCGATTACTGCTTGTACGTCCTCGTCGCTCAATCCTTTGCTTGTCAAGATTTCTTCAAAAGTCATTGTGTTCCTCCTGTACGTTTTACGTATTCGTAACGGTTGTTTATCGTATCGGCTGTTTTTACGTCCCACCTACGACGCTATTTTAAAGCCGAGCCGTTGAAAAGCTCGGTATATCTCTTATATTCTCGGTCTGTCATTCCTTTTAGGGCCTTTTGCATATTGCCGTATTTTTCGGTGAGGTTATCCACATAGCGCATATAAGCAATATTGCTTTCGCTCCAAAATTTTTCTTTGAATTTTCTGTAATCGTCTTGCGACTTAAATTCAAGGACTTCATTGTTAAAATTGTTAATCTTTGTGAACTCTTCGGTGTCAAATTCAGACTTATGGATAAGCACACAGCGGCAATTTATATCTTCTTTAGCCACACCAAAAGCCCCGGGGCGCAATGCTTTATGACCGGATACCGTAAAGTATTCGTCAAGCTCTTTTTCCTGTCCGTCCAATCTTCTATGGTCTGGGCGTGTCTTTCCGTCAAGCGTGCTGTCCCATACCTTAATCATGTTAACACCTCTGGCTTGCGCTTCTTTCATGGCTTCAAAATGTGCTGTTTGTTGCACTCTATGTCCCTCTGTCTGCACAATTCTTTTAGCTCTGCTGTATGACGCGCCGCAGGCGTTTGACACATTACGAGCAATTTCTCGGTATCCTGTGTCACTTGCTAAACCTCTTGACAACTCGGAGATAACAGTCTTTTGCAAGTCTTCCACATTGTCGCCTATTCGTGTTGACAAAAGAATACCATCGGCCGTAAGCTGTACAACCTTAGCCACTGCCGCCGCTTCGTATGTAAAGATAAACGGAACGCCTTGACCTTGAGCCGAGAAAAGAGAGCCAACCCATGCGTCGCTGTAAACCTCTTGTAGATAGTCCGCAACGCTGTTGTATTGCCCTGTCTGTAAGTCCGTCAGAGTGTCGCTGAGAGTCTTTTTTAATCTTTCCTGAAATTCTATCTGGTAGATTTTAGATTGCGTCAGCTCGTCCGCTTTAAGCTCTTTTATCTTCTGTTTGATTTTTGCTAAGGCTTCTACATAGGCTTTTTCAAGGTCTTTTAATAGGGCTTTTTCCTGTTCAAGTGAATATTTATAATATTCTCTGTCATACTTGTTCATTAAGTGCCTCGCTTAGCTGGTCGAGCGTGGGTTCTGTGTTCTTGACTTTTTCGTAATCAATGTCAAGGTATTCGCAGATTTTACGCACGATTTCCTCATTGCCCACAAGAGCCGCAACATTAAGCAGCGTGTTAATTCTAATCTGCTCGGTTTCAGCCTTTGTTTTTTCTGTAGCCGCCGTGTCGCTCTCGTTTGTAGGTAAAATGCGTTTAAATTCAATGTCTACATCGTCTATGGTGTAGCCTGTGCCGTTTAAATCGTTGATTTCGTCCAGCACAAGGGGGATAATCTGCTTTAACAAAAAGCCTGTCATTATCTCCTCAAGGCGATTGCATTTAAGCTCTAACAGCGTGTAGCGACTTTTAATAACGATGTTTGTTATATTTCCGTCGCCTACCTGTGAGCTATTAAAGCCCATGCCGGCACGGTAAATATTTTTTTCGTCAATCTCAAGTTTTGCCTTGCGTGCTTCGTACGGGATTGTGACTGTTTTTATTTCCATATCGCCGTCAGTAGGCACGCCCACACCGCCGTTGCCTCTCACACTGGTTAAAAGCTGTTGAATTGTTTCACCGTCGCCCACATTCGCACCTTTAACCATGATGTAACCCTCTGCAAGGTCAGTCAAATTGTTTGACAATCCGCAGGCCATAAGGTCATAATCATCGATTAGGTCTTTTACAAGGTGCAGTTGGCTTGTTTGCTTTCTATTCCAGTCAGCACGAAAAAAAGGTATAAAACCAAGTGTCTCACCGTATTCCTGTATTTGTCCGTCTGGTGTCTGCTCCTGCATAACAACATGAGGCTGTTTACTACCTGTTGGCTTTATTGCTCCGTTATCGCCGACTTGCTCATACCACTGTACGCCCTCTTTGTCCCATACAGAAATGCGTCTGATTCTCTCGTTGTTGTCGGTGTACTGGTCGTCAAAATAATAAATAATCTGCGAAAATACGTCCGTCGTTCCGGTTTCTCTGCACTCTACTACGCCAAGAGACGGGGCGCACTGGAATGCGAGCCTGCCTCTTGAGCTTTCATAGGCGTACAAATATCCAAACCCGCATATACACATATCACGCAAAAGAGCCGCCTCTGGCTGTCTGAAACTCTTACCAAAATACTTGTCGAGCTCTTTTTGTAGCTCAGGTATGCTCGATTTAACAAAGCTTTCCTTGCTCGACATAAAGTGCTGTACAGTTTGCTCCACAAGCTCCTGAAAAAATGGGTGTGAAATACGTGTGTTCGTGCGGTTCTGCGCTTTGTATTTCTGCCCAAACTTATCGTAATAATAAAGCGTATAATATCTTATGTCGTGAACTCCGTCGTAATAGTCCTGTCCTTTTTGTGCCTGCCGTTTTCGTTGGCTCATACTGTCGTTTTGTATGAGCGTTTGTATCTGTCCTGTGTCCATTTTATCCTCCTTACCATAGCCATTGACCTTTGCTTTTATCTCTGTATTGCTTAGTGCCGTACCTCAAAGCGTCCATAGCGTGATTATCTGCGTCAACCGGTTCATTAAGAGCCTTGCCGAATTTGTCTTTTTTAAAGTGGTATGTTGATATCTCCGAAACAAAATTCTTGCATTGAGGGCGTACAATGATTTCGTAATTCTGTAGCCACTGAACGCCATCGATAATCGTTTCTTTTCCTTTTGTCTTGCCTGCTCTTTCAACTTTAATTCCGTTGTCGCTTAGCTCCTGTATGCTCTTCGGTTCTGCGTCGTCAGCATGAAATTTGAGGTTTTCCCAGCCTTTTGCTTTAATTTCCTTTGCGAGCATTACATTTGTCTGCAACGTCTTATAAATTTCATCAACAATAAAAATCTGCTTACTGTCTAAATCGATGTAGGCTTGCAGTATCGCCGCAGGGTCTGAGGTGTAGCCAAAGTCTATACCGTGACACGGCTTTAAATTCGGGTGCTTAACCTTGAAATCATCGGATAATACATTGACATCCTCAATGCGCCAATTCTCGTAAACAAGCCCATCAGATACACCCCATTCGCCCAAACCTGCTACCTTATAGCGGCGTGGGTTACGCTCTTTCATTTTTTCAAATTTTTTGAGGTCTGCCTCGTCAAGCCATTCATTACACTTATAGGTCGTTGTAATTGCGAGGATGTCGGGGTCTTTAACATCAAAAAACCTCGACTTTAGCCAATGGTGTTCACTCCAAGGGTTAAAAGTCAAGGTAATTTGTTTGTATAGCCCTGTTTCCTGTGGTATATATCCTCTGATACTTTCGTCAAGCGTGTCGAAATCTTCTTCTTTTAAAATCTCGTAAGCTTCTTCAACCCAAGCCCAACAAAGATAACCGTTTTCAACTGCTATTGACGTGATTTTATAAGGGTCGTCGAGCCCTCTGAAATATATCTTCTGCCCTGTAGGCTTGTATGTCATTTCAAGCGGAGATGTTTTAATATCCCAAAGGTCACGCACTTTGAGCTGATTTATACCCCACTTTATTTCTGTAAAACAGCTGTCTTTTAACGTGCGGTAAACTTTACGCACAATGAGAAAATTTGACAAAGGATAACGCATTATAAGATAAGGAATGTTAATTCCCATTGTCTTTGATTTTTTGCTACCTCTGCTTCCTTTACACACTCTGTATCTGCCTTTAAAGTGCCAAAATTCAGAATAGCCTCCGCCGACAAGGCTTTTTAAGGATTTTCGTTCATCCACTTACAAATCATCCTCAAAAATGATACGCACGTTGCTCGGCAAGCCATTGTTTGTAAGACACCTTGAAAGTTCCTTAGCGGCTTCAACCTGCAATTTGAGATTGACACATTCAGAGTAATCAAGCTCGCCCAAGGAATTGACATAAGGCTTGCGCTCCTTTATTTCTCCACGCATTACCTTTGTTAAAAATTTAAGCACTTCCGTGCGGTCTGCGACACCTTCTTTTTCAATTTCAGTCCGTATTCTTTCAATTTCTGCCAAAACTTCGGGATTTTTCTTTAATTTACCTGCCTGTGTTGCCGCATTTGATTTTCTATAACCTGCGGCAAGGGCAGCATCCGTTCCGGTCTTTCCTAAGGCTATTTCTCTTGCAAAAATTCTATGCTTTTCAGTCATCTGCTCACCTCCCTAATTTTCGCTTGAGCCTCTTCAATTCTTTTCTTCGCTATTTCAAAATATCCTGCATCTTTTTCTATGCCGATAAATTTGCGTCCTGTGTTAACGCAGGCTACGCCTGTAGAGCCGCTACCCATAAAAGGGTCAATAACAATCCCATTTGATGGACAAGAAACCTTGCACAGTCTTTCTAAAATTTCCAAAGGCTTTTGACAAGTGTGATATCTTTTATTTGTAGGCAGAGTAGGTACGTTCCATACGTTACAATGATTTTCATCACATTTATGATAATTTCTTAACCCCTCGTATTCTTCTCTTAGGTCTTCATATTCTTTATTAAATCCAAGAGGCTTAAAAACAGAATTCCATATCTTTTGGGTAGGAATTTCAAATTGATTATCGTTAAAATAATGTCTTTGCACCATAAAAGGCTTTCTGCCTGTAACCGCCGAATATTTTTCCTCAACATCTTTTTTTGTTAAGCTTAGTCGATTTAATTCGGAAGCGTACCAATGTTTCAAAGGTTTAAAGCAATTAGGGTTACTGTATATTCTGTCAAGACCCGTTTTGTTATTTATGTCTTTAAAAAAATGTAAGCAATACTCACAAACATTAAACCATTGTCTTGGAGCCGTTCTACTTTCTGGTTTTCTATTTCTCCATGACAAAGCCCTGTATGTTTGACCTTTATTCCAGATACAAAAAGAAACAAATTTAAGACAAGTTTCCTTTTGAATTCTTTGCATTATTTCCGATAAAAACAAAAAATCGTTATGCCAAAAATAAAGAACCCCAGTATCTTTTAATATTCTTTCAGCCTCTAAAATCCAAGCAATAAAAAAGTCGTTATAATTTTCAATTATATCCCATTGATTTTTTATATTTTTATTTTTCCTCTGCGTGGTAACTCCAATATTATACGGAGGGTCAGCTAACACCATATCCACACTTTTATCCGGTATTTTCTTCATAAGCTCAAGGCAGTCACCTTGCCACAAAGTCACGTCGTCGATATGCTCACCTCCAAATAAGAAAAGCCCACGCTTCTGCGCAGGCTTCATAACTTCTTATCTTAATTATAATTGTTGTAAATTTAAAATCAAGTGACAGCGCATGGCATAGCATGACATTAGCTGACATCTTTTAAAACTTCTTTTACTTTGTCCAGCTTACGAAAAACCGTTCTCCTGTCCATATGCATTTTGTCGGCTATGTCGTCAACCTTTGCACCTTGTACATATCGCATAAGAGCTATGTTTCTAAGCTCTACATCCGTAAGCTTTTCAATACACTTAGACACATTTGAAAGCTCCTCACTCGCTTCCATAAGCATTTTATCGCACAAACCTTGAAGTTCAACACAGTAATCAATAAGCTTAGTATAAGCAGCGTCCGTCGTTGCGCTTTTGCTCACTATTTCCTTTTTCGAGTTGGGCGACATCAAGCTCATTGCTTGCTCTCTTGTTTCTCTTATTTTTTCGTTTATCTCACGCACTGTCGCCATCATTGTGGTTAAATCAAAGGTTCTTACATTCCTATCCAAATCCATACACCTCCTTCGACTTCTCTGTATCTGCTTATCTTTCCGACTTTCCACAGCTCGGCGGCCGCCTCTAAAAGCTTCTTAGAAAAGCCCTTTCCGAGTGCCTCAACCTCGCTGTTTTTAATTGTGACCTGTCTGCGTTTCCATGACACTCTTGTCAATATGTACGCCTGTATCTTATTTATCTCGCTTTTACTCTTCTTCTGCTCCTGTATAGTCTGCTTAGGTCTTTTTGTGCAGACATCAAACCTCGGGCAGTACAGACTATAAGGCAAGCTCCTTTTGTCGCTCCATGGGCAAGCTTTGCAGAATTCCTCAGCCGCTCCTGTCAATATTTCTGTCATCTTTTATCATCCTCTCTACTCAAGCTCAGCATTACTGCGCCCCAAATAATCAAAAGTACAAGCACAACCTCGGGGTATTTGAGAGCCATTATTCCTATCAACATTAAGATTTCCATTTTTTGTAGCCCCTCCACGCATCCACAATCAGCATTCCAAAAATTACAGCGGCCGCCATGCCTGCAAAAAATCTTACAGGTTCAATCATTAACACACCAAAAACCACAATCATACTGATTACTATTGATTTTATTATTTTCATCTTCTATTACCTCCTCGATTTTAACTATTGCCGCAACAGCTTCAATTACTGTCCTATCCCTGAAACAATACTCCCTGCCATTCTCCAAGTCTACGGCGTTCCATGTATCGCCGTCCCTGTCGATAATCGGCTGTATCTTCATAAGCAAAAATCCTTTATGTAAGAATGCGTCTCCTTTTTTAAGTTCTCCAAACGGCTTCAATGCTCCTTTTACTCTTTGCATTACAACACCCCCAAAAAATCGACATAGCCTTTGGATGTATCTACCTTTTCATCCTCCGTGAAATCCTCGGGTCTTACGCTCTTTATGCCAAGGGCGGCAAGGTTATTTATACGCTTAATGTCAAGGATAAAAACCTCGCTTTTAATCTTGAGTAAAACAAAAGCGTCGCCGCCCGACTTGCAAAAATCGCTGAGGTACTCGACCTGCCACGGTGTCACATTGCTCAGCTGAAAACGCTCTCTTTCTGTGGCTTTCGTGTCAAAGCAAATCGGCATTCCCTCATGTACACCTTTAAAATCCGGCTGTGCCTTTTTCTCATAGCAAGCCTTAAAATGCCCCTTGCTATCCATCTTTCCGAGCTGACGTATCGGCTCGGGCGTCTTATCAATTACCGCTACGCCTTTTTTGCGGTACAGCTCACAAACAAGCTTCACGCTCTCCTCAAGCCTTGCACCGATTATCTGTGATTTATTCATCTTTTAAAACCTCCGAAAACATTTCATGTGTTTTGTTTAGAAAATCTGTCAAAGCTGTTTCGTATACATCCTTATTTTCTTCGTATTCTTTTAAGGCTTTATAAAGTTTTTCCATGTTTGGTTTATGAGCTTTTTCGACTTTTTCAATTTTCCTTGCAAGCCTCTTTATCTCTTCGATGTTATCGTTGCAAATGTCACGCCACATCTGTACACGTCTGTGTTCATTGTAGAGAGGTGGTTTTCTGTTTCCTAAACACACCTTGTAGTTAGGCGCAGGTTCTAAAGGGTCAATTCTCATTCCTGAAAGTATCTTAAACTTAAGATTTTTATCTGTCATATTTCCCCTCCTTAATTAAATCGCTGATTATAGGCATACACAGAACCACCGAGGCAAGCGCAAGAATAAAATATGACGCCTGCGTTATTTTTAACGTCATGTGTTTATAGACCTGCTCAGCTGAAGAAAATCCATCTATAAACTTTTTGGAATTTTCTTCGTTGTTTTTATAAAGGTTTGTTTCTCTGCACATATCAGCAAAGGTGTGTATTTTTTCTTCTATGCCCTCAAACAGCGTTTTTTTGTTTTGTCTGTTCGCTTCAACTGCTTCCATTATTTCTATAGTCTTTGTGGTTAATTCTTTCTGTGTCATTATTCTGCCTCCTGTATTTTCTGCGGATTCACAATGCACACGCTATCCGCCTTTAAGTCCCTAAGCTCTACCGTAAGTACGATTTTTCCGCTTTTGCCTTTTCGGTAAATCAAGGCTGAAACCTTGTATCTGCGTCCCTCAAAGGTTACAATGCTTCCGTCGAGCAGGGCTTGTTTTAATTCTTGTCCGGTCATATAATCACCTTTGTATCACGCAAATCCAAAATGATAAAATTTCCGTTTTCGTTATAAAATAAAGCCATTCCGTCGCCTATGTACTGAACAAATGTAAAAGTTGTGCCGGTCGCAACGCTTTTGACCTGTAACCTCGCAGGTTTAGTACTTAAAGTAATGTCGTTAATCTCCTGCAAAGTCGCCTTTAATTCGTTTAAGACTTCTTTTGCCTCTTCCGACATCACCAAGTCAAAGGTGATATCGGTTTTCTTTGTTTCTTTCTTAGCTGTCGCCATTGTCAATCCTCGCTTTCAATCTTCTTATTTTTTCACTTGCTATCGCTGACACTCTCTCTTTGCAATTAAAAATCACGGTGAGCTGTTCGAGCATTACATACACATCGGCGATTTCTTCTTTGATGTCGTCAATAGTAACGCAATATCGTTCCCATTCTTTTATCTGCTTGTTAACAGAGCCGGAATTTGAATTGATAGACTTTTTAAGCCTTTTATACTTACAAATCGCCTTTGTCAGCTCTGACATTTCTTCAATCGCCATATCAAGCTGGCTTTCCTCGCCGTAATGGTCGATTGCTAACTGCATGATTTTCGTTTCTTCGTGTGTAAAATCCATGTTTACCTCCAATACTTTTTGCAGTTTCTGTGGTCTTTGAAGTTCTTGAAAATCTTCGTTTTCGGTTTACATCCCAAGCGTTTTACGATTTTAGGTCGTTTCTGTAGCTTATGCTTTTTATTAGGTCTGAAAACCTTTGCTAAAACTTCATAAGCTGTTTTGCAAAACTCCTCGAACGCTTCATTTACAAAATTTGCAAATTCATACCATAAATTAGTCATTTCGTCGCAAAATTCAACCCATTTATCGCCTATAGTCTTTTCCTGTTCGTCCATGTTCCACCTCAAAACGGCAAGTCGTCATCAATAGGCATTTCTTCAAACGCCCTGTCAGAACCATTACTATAGGCTACTGGCGTTCCTGTCTGCTTCGGGTAGCTCTGTGGAGGTTTGCTTTCCTGTCTCTCGGTCTTTTCACCTGTAAACGACACCTTGTCCGCCAAAACCTCAACCATGTATCTGGTTGTGCCGTCCTTGTCCTGATAGCTTCTGGTCTGCAACTGTCCCTCAAGAGCTATCAAAGAACCTTTCGGGAAGTATTTGCACACGAACTCCGCTGTATTTCTCCAGCACACGATGTTAATAAAATCTGTCTGGCGTTCTTCGCCTGCTTTTGTGTAACTGCGTTCAACTGCGATTCTAAAGCTTGTCACGCTGATACCTGACGGCGTTGTCTTTAACTCTGGGTCAGCAACAAGTCTGCCCATTAAAATAACTCGATTTAACGTTTTTATACCTCCTCATAATTCACAACGATTTTTATAATATCTAAAATAACGGAAAGGATTTCGTTGACTTTGTTTTCCGAAGCCTCACCATAATTGTCATGAAAAGGTCTAAAACCCTCTTTATAGCAAGTTTCCATAAAATCCACAGATAAAATATCTTCTGTATTCGGCATCTCTCCGTATTCTTCAAGATAGTACACGGTTTCTCCCGATACAAGATTTCTTACCGCTTTTTCTGTGTTATCCTCACGCAAATATGCCTTTCTGAGGTTATCTAAGTACAAGAGCTTGTCCTCGTGTTGATATTCCTTTCTTGTGCCTTTCGTAAACTCTCTAAAGCTCTTTTTCACAAGCTCCTCAAGGTTTTCGGGCAAATTCTGTGTGTTTATTGGCTCTACCCACGGTAAATTTATAATCATTTTTATACCTCCTCATTCAATATACGGCTGTATAAGCACCCGTTTTACTTCTACCAATGCACTTGCCACTGAAATCGTCATTTCCATACTCATCGGGTTTTCATCCTCGCCGTCAAAAATTTCAACATTAAATGCATCATATATTTCTTCCGCACAATCATAAATAATTTTTTGTCTTTCTTCCTGTGTCTTGACGTTGTTTAAAGCCTCTTGACTTTTTCTTATTATTTTTTTCAGGTCAATCATTATGCTTCTCCTTTCAATCCTTTAAAAATATGTGCTATAACATCAACCGTCCATCCATTGCCTAAGCAAATGTAACGTTTTGTGTTGCTTATTCCTGCTGTGTAATCATCAGGCAATGTCTGCAAGCGTTCACACTCAATAGGTGTAAGCTTGCGAATTATATAATCTCCGTCAGGTAATTTTATTGGGTAAATTTTATCATTTATGGTAATTTCACCCTCAAAAACTCTGTATATAGGTTTTCCGGCAAATCC